TTACTATTTTTAATTCATCATTATTATACACTTTCCTGAACCCTCTTTAGTTTTGGTAATTTAATATTAGGTAACTTTTTATCTCCACTATTACTTTCTATTTTATTTAACTTTGGAAGCTTTAATTGTACTGGCTCAGATATTTTAACATAATCATCTAAAATTTCTTTAAACTTTTCAGTCATTTTACTGTGAGAAAATTTATTGGTATTAACTCCCATTAATTTTTTAGCCTGTACTTTCATATCATATGCATTTTTAGAAGCAAATTTCATTACTCCGGATGTTTGATGTTCATCAACGGTGAACCATTGACTTTCCGGAATCAAAATATCCTTCCACACAACTGATTCTGGAATTTTTCCCATCTCCCCACCAATTAAAATACAGTATTCTTCATCTAAAAAATCAATATGACCACTCCAATTGGATGCTATAACCGGAAGTCCTGTAAATGTAGCTTCAAGTAATGGTCTACCAAATCCCTCACCATGAGTTAAAGAAATCATAGATTTAATCTTCGGATGATTGTATAAATAATTCATTTCATCCACCGACATATCACCATGTAACAAATACACATTTGGTAAATCAAGATGAGAAGGAAATCTATCCTTGATTGTTTTAATTTTATTGATGGTTTCTTCTTTATCTAAAATTGAAAAATTAGCACCACTTGTTTTAAGTATAAGTGCTGGTTTTTTTCTTTCATTGGCAAAAGTCTCATAAAATAATTTAATTAATCTACCAATATCTTTTCTATCTTCACCATATCCACCTTTAACCCATTGCCCCACAAATAGGAATGCTTGTTTTTCTGGTATCTTATCATTTAACATATCAAAAAAATCAGATGGTATTTCATCTACAGATAAAGGCTTATAATTATTTACATCTATACCTTCAAACAATACTTCAATTGGTTTTTCAAGTTTTAATTCACCAACCTTTTGTTTATTACCATCTGGCATATCCTGTACCTTATCATAATGACTACTAACAAATCCCGCTTTTGAGTGTTCTGATGGAACTATGATTAAATCCATTTTATTACATCCATCAATCCAAGCACTTGACACAGCTGTTGTTTCCACACCCGCAGTTATACCAATATTAAACTTACCTATCTGCTGAAATTCATTTGGTATTCTAACATCAATATATATATCCGGTTGGCGTTCCATAGCCATTTCATTCAACATACAATCAAGTATTCTTTTGTCTTTTTCATTGGAAGGGTCTAATGCGTTTCTAGGAGTATCTCCCCATCTAGTATCAAATACTTTTATATCATATCTATTCATATTATAAATTGAATGAAATATATCACGAGCATGATCCCCGTATCCACTACGAGTACCAACTGGACCCACTATTAATACTAATTGCTTACTCATTAAATAACCTCCAATGTAAAACTTTCTTTAGGTGTCCACTTTTTGAATGCCGTGCCCATCGATTCAATAAATCTTTTACTCATTTCTTTATCCGACATTCCAACCGATTCATCATTTACATAATCACACCCTAGTTTTCCACACCTATCTCGTTCTTCCGGTCCTTTATCATACCAATATCTTATAGCTTCAGCAGCATCTTCATAACTAGCCCTATCATCGAAAATATATGGAGTTGGAGGTGAACCCTGTAATGATATATTACTTGGAAATACAGGTTTAACCCATTCACCATGTTCGGTATATTCACCTCTGTGATTAGAACCTAATAATACATAATCATCTTCTGTTAAATATTCACCTTTACCATTCTTAAATCCACATTGGTCTTGTAATCCACCTGTAACATTTACTATTATAGGAGTTTCTGTCATTAATGCTTCCGCACTTCCAAGTCCAAATCCCTCGTTTGATGCCAAGTTAATATAAACATCTGAAATATTATATAAATGATTCATATCTTCATCATTTAAAATTGTATTTGTAAATATTACAGGATAATCGGGACACATAGTATTACTAACAGCCGGTAAATCTGTTCCGTGTTCATCCACAGCTTTAGTATGAAACAACAAAACACATTCTTTTCTTTGTTCTTCCGTGAGTCCATCCATAAAAGTTTTATATGCCATTATAACATCACCCGGAACCTTTCTACGGATATTCCTGTTATTATATAATAATATAAATTTATAATCTGACAAATTAAATTTAGATTTAAATAACATTAATTTTGAATTTGACTTTTCAATTTTAGAAAACCTATCAGTTGATATTCCATGTGGTACATATGTAACTTGCCAATCTTTATATCCATATTCCATAAGTATTCTTTTATTTATACCATATGTTTGTTTTGATATTGCCATCAACAAATCACAACTTCTATAAAAATTAGTATTAAACAATGGGTCCGGTAAATCATCCCAAATGTTATAATAAAAAATCGGCATTTTCTGTCGAATTTCATGTTCCATGTTATATAACCACCCCCAAAATCTTGGGTCTGTGAAATGTAAAATAGCATCTGGTTTTTCTATGGATATCAAATGTCTAAGCATGTCCGGATTACCATAACCATTGACCGGATATAAAGTTATACTACTATTTTCCGTAAGTTGAAAATTTTCATCACCTTGTATAGATATTCTTTTACCGGCTTCAGGATGCGTAACTGCCCCGGCAATTTGTACCCAATCATATTTATCAATAGTACCCATTACGAATTCTCTAGACATTCTAGCGATGCCGGATGTCATCCTTAAATCGTCAGATAATAAGAGGATTTTTTTTCTTTTTTTTGTCATCTATAACCCTTTATTCTATTTACTAAAAACTACTTCCGGATATCTTTAAATCATCCGTTTCATTTAATTTATTTCTAAATTCTTCATTTTCTACATATAATAATATAGCTCTATTAACTAATTTTTGCAAATTAAGGTCACTATCTAAACTAATATGTTTAAATGAATTGTATAAATCTTTTACGATTTTTACAGAGGTTAATTTTGTGTCACTTTTTATACTCATACTGTATATACATATATACAAAATGAAAAAATCAATGAATTATTATTGTTTTTTTATCCATTTTTTCTGCATATTTTACAGTTGACATTGTACCATTAGATTGATGTCCTTCTGGTATAAATGCAACAATGTAATCACTGTATATAGCTATCTGTTTATTTCTCGCAAAATAGTTTTTAACATGATATGGTTTTCCATAATTATGTTCCCCAAGTGGACAATAAAGATTATATGCAAAATGTGCCGGTGGGTATTCTTCATATTGTAATCCTAATTCAAGTGCATATTTTTTCGCATATTTATCAGCACCATCCTTACAACCACCACTTACGATAATTGTTTCTTCACCGTGTTGTTGTTTGAGTTTGAAAATGAAATCTTTTATTTTCTTTTTACTTTCGTAAATTCTACTACCAACGATTCCCACTCTCATCTAATTTCCCTCTTACTTATATGATTAACTAATTTAACATATTCATCTAACCCACTCAATATTCCACCACTCCATTTATATCTCCACGGAATTTTCATTTCATCATTAGAATCTATAATAAGCCAAGTTGATTTATTTGATTTAGTTATTTCTGTGTTCAAATCAAATAATAATTCTTGATTTCGTTTAACGAATCTTTTACAATCCCCCTCAGATAAATTTTTATGCCAAAATATAACTTTAAAATTTTTTCCTGATATATTTCTACATTTATTTAATTTTTTCATTATTTTTTTTTCTAATTCCACATCAGCTACCACATCATCAAGCTTTACGGTTATTGATTTATGTATGGTCATGACACTATCCCCGAATTACAATATTTTGTTTGATTAAATTCACAAAATCTACATGACTTCTTACTCGGAGTCGGTGCAAAATCTACATCTCTATAACCACCACCGTCATCAAATGCTTCATTTATAAATTTACTAAGTTTATTAGCTACTTTATTCATCGAAATCTTACCACTGGCGGGTGAAAACTTTTGTATTCTTTTTTGTGGCCAATCTACATTTTCATATAGTTTTCTTTTAACTATGAAGTATTCTACTTCAATTTGGTCAATTGGATGATTGTATTGTTTAGAATAAAATTGTTTGTATAATAATAATTGTTGTGTTTTATTCTCATCTGATTTCATCCATTTATTCCAACCTTTTGTGGATGTTTTTATGTCATATATTTTGATTACATTTCTAACTGTATCTAACATTACAATATCTAAATAACCAATCCACTTTAAGTTTTTCTGTAAATCTACTTCAACAGGAACTTCACAACCAATAAGTTTATATCCTTTTTTACTGAAATACTCACCCCGTCTTTTCTTAAAGAAATCTAATATATCACAACCATCTTGGAAGAACTCTTGTAACTCCTCTTTTGTACAAGGTTCTTTTCTATATGTTTCTTTGTCAATGTTAAACTGTTCAATCATCTTTTCTTGGAGTATTCTTTCCAAGTTTAATTGATTTGCCCTTTTAGCTGTGTATTCATACATTACATTTAGATATTTCTGTATTGTTTCGTGCATAGCTGAACCGAAAAGTAGGTAAATACTTGGTTCTGATATTTTATGGTTGTCTATATAGTTTAGTTTCCACCTAAGTGGGCAATCTGAATACATTGATAATTGACTATATGATATTCTATTCATTTCTACCTTTTATTAAATCTGAAGAAGATTGTATTTTTTCTCCACCAATACCCCAAATCATTTTAACTCCTAAATCTTTACATAATGGGACTTCTGGTACATTATTTCTTTTTCTATCACCACCGTTTGCAAACACTAAATCATAATAATTAAGAAAGCCCAAACCAGGGTCCATTTCAGCTCCTTCAAATTCCCAAAATTCTGAATTATCCCAATAATGATCATGCACTTTTTGAATTAAATCACACGCCGTATCATCTTTATCATCAAATGGTAACACTTGATTTATATATTTTATTGATTCTAATACTTCTTTTCGTTCTTCAAATTCCATAAATGGTTTTTCTTTTTTACGAGTTAACCAATTATCTGAATTTAGTCCTACTATAACATGATGTCCAAGATAAGCCGCTTCACTGAACATTCGTATATGCCCAATGTGAACTGGATCAAATCCGCCAGACAATATTACTATTGTCTTTTTCCATTTTTTGTTCCACTTCTTTACCAATTATTTTCCCCCACGTCTATTTTTTTCTCTAATGGTCCAACCATCACCATTTTTACCATACTGAAATAAACTATGACCACTAACCTTTGTGTTATTTATTTTATTATATTCATTTATAAATGCAATAACTTCTTTTTTACCTTTAAGCATATTAGACTCTCCAGTTGGTAATACAACCTCCCAAGTTTTAGCATATAATTCTTTAAAGTATTGTTTAACTTCTAATGTATGATTTTTTCCGTAAAATGGATTTTTTTCTCCATTAAAGTCGGCATGATTGTCTTTCATTTTTTTTCTGGAATGTTTAGTATGATTTTTTCCATACATCGGGTTGCCTTCACCGGTCATTAAATCTTTCATCATCTTTTTATGTTCTTCTGTATGTTTATCGCCCATCTTACTTTTTCTAATTTTATCTTTTACATCATCATCCCAATGATTACCATAATTCCAATGTTTTTTGCCACTATAAGTGCCACCACGACCTTCAAATAAATTACACAAATTATCAATACCTATTTCTTCAATTAATTTACGTTCATAATCATAAGCATCAATTTCATTGTTGGTTGTGTAGACTTTTTTATATTTAATTTCATAACCATCTTTTATTATATCTCTTATTTTTCTAAATAATTGATAATTATTATTCGGCGATTTACCTTTTTTAACATCATAGTGGTGATTATACATTCTATACTTTTGTCCTTTGCCAATATAAAATATTTCATCATTCCTTGGGTCTATTAATTTATATACGTACCATTTATTATTCATGTTATTATACCCTCCATAGTCATTTACTATAAATATAAAAATATAATAAAAAGATAATTTATTTCCATTTAATTCTATTAACCAATAATGATATAATTGAATAATTCGCCATATCAATAAAAGTATCTTCTACACTTTCATCCACTACATCTTTCCTACTTTTTAGAACAATATTCATCAACCTATTTAATTTATCATTTAATCTAATAACTAATCCGGACAATGCCATTTTTCTATCTTCTTTTTTTTCTATGTCACCACCAAGCATTATGTTACCTTTCCCGTAATTATACTGCTTACAACAAAATAATTCATATTGCTCTTGCTGAATTTTTTTAAATTCAGAAGTCATTTCAGGATAGTGTTTTTCTACGAACTCAACCGGGGTCATATCATCATCATTTTTAGTCATATCTTTTTCTCCAATTGTAATTTTATTTTTATTAAAACTATCATAATAGTTTTTATCAATATCTGTAACTACTATTTCTTTTTCTCTAATATTTGTCATTTAATATCTCCAATCTAGCTTCCACCATGTTCTTCATAGACGATTGTGTTTCAGCCCACCCGCGAGTTTTCAGTCCACAGTCTGGATTTATCCAAAACTGATTTCTTGGTATGACTTTTAATGCTCTTCGCAAAATCTTAATCATATCATCTTTGGATGGAATTGCAGGTGAATGAATATCCCACACACCCAAACCAATTT